GGTGGGACACCCCGCGGACGTCTGTCAGGCATTTCCCCCCCCGCCGGCGCAGAATGTCGGCGGTGCCCGAATCGCCCCGCCTTCGCCCTCGAGCTCCCCGAATCGGCCGCATAGAGCAGGCGGTGAACCGCGACCTACGCGAACCCAGCGCCAGGGAGCTCCCTGGGGCCCTTCGCGCCGCCCTTCGCCATATCGCGCGCCAGCTGGACACCGCCGAACAGTGGGGGGACCTCGAGGTGTCCGCGAAGCTGGGCCGCGTTTTCCTAGAAATCCTGCAGGCGGCGGGGTTAGCTGGTGGCAACCGTGGCGAAATTGATCCCTTTACAGCATTCGTCGCTGGGCTATCCGCCCCCAGCATGGGGGACGCCGCGGACACCTAGCCGCGCGACGTATGGCGGTGCGGTCGCGCAGCTGGCGGACGCGATGGGCTGGCCCCTGATGCCTGCACAACGTCACGTCGCGGACGTCGCCCTCGAGGTGGACCCCCTGACAGGACTGTTCGCGTATTCGTCGGTGGGCTGTCTACTGCCGCGCCAGTCGGGGAAAACGACGCTGACCGGCGCGGTTATGGAGCACCGCACCCTGTACCGTCCGCGGTCGCGCGTATGGTTCACCGCGCAGACACGCGAAATAGCGCGGGACTGGCTGCTGAACGAACATTTCCCAGGGGTGCAGGTTTCCCCGCTCGAGCCTTTCGCGAAAGCGCGACGCGCCCAGGGATCAGAAGGGATCACCTACCCGCACGGCGGAATGCTTCGCATATTCGCCCCGCTCCCCGCCGCGCTGCACAGTAAACAATCTGACCTAGTGGTGGTGGACGAAGCCTGGGCCCATGACCTCGAGCGCGGCCGCCAGTTAGACCAGGCAATTGTGCCGACACAGGCGACGCGCCCAGGCGCCCAGGTATGGAAGCTATCGACCGCCGGCGACGAAAACAGCCTATGGCTGTGGGAAACGGTGACGAAGGGACGCGCCGCGGTCGAAGCCGGCCGGCGCGACGGACTGGCATATTTCGAATGGTCCTGTCCTGATGGGCTGGACCCTTGCGCGCCTGACAGCTGGCCCCAGTTCCACCCCGCCTATGGGCTGACGATCGGGGTGGTGCAGATGCGCGCCGCCCTCGAGGAACTGGGCGCGGCGGGGTTCGCTCGAGCGTATGGGAATCGCTGGCCTGACGGAATGGGCGCGGCGGCCGCGCCCCCGCGGATTCCGCCTGGACGCTGGGCCGCGGTGCAGGTCCCCCCGATCGCGTTAGTACCCGCGGACACCACCGTCGCGCTGGGGTTCGACACCGACCGCGACCGAACAGGCGGGGCGATCGCGGTGGCCTGGCGCGATGCTCGCGGGCTGCGCGTGGAGCTCACCGACGCGCGCCCTGGGACCGGCTGGCTGCTCGAGCGCCTGGGCGAGCTCGCGGGGCGCTGGCATCCTGTCGCGATCGCCCACCCCTCCGATTCCCCCGCGCTAGACGTCGCGGACACCCTGGCGACGGACGGGGGCCCAGTGACGTCGATCCGCGGCCGCGACTGGGCCGCCGCCTGTGCGGGGTTCCTCGCGTCGATCAGCGAAGGGAAAATCAGGGTGGGCGAGCACCCCGCCCTGGCGGCCGCCGCCGAAAAAGCGCCTGGGCGCGACAGCGGGGACGGGGGCTGGGCCTGGCACCGACGCGGCACCACCGCGACGATCGCGCCGATTATCGCGGCGACCGCGGCGACCTGGGGCCTGGACCACCCCGCCGCGTCCGCGCCGGCCGCCTGGACGGTGTTCTAAGCCTCGAGCTCGAGCACCGTCAGGGGTCCGCAGCTGTCCGACACAGCGCGCCGGCGCCTGGCGGTGTGACACCAGGGCCCTACCCTCGAGCTCGCGACGCCGCTGGGCCCACTACCGGGGGGGGACGGGGGACCCCGCCGCCCCGTCCCTGGGCCCTGTGGCGCGCCGTATCCCCTCGAGCTCGCGCCGGCCGCCTAACCTGGGCGATCGGTGCGCGCACCCTGGAACAGAAAGCCACCCACAGCAGCCCAGGCGGCCGCCGGCGACCCCTTAGCCGGCGGCGGGGGCCTGGGGGGCGGACTGGCGCCGGCGGGGGTCACAGGCGACCTGGAAGGGTTCCTAGACCTGTGGCGCCGCGCCCAGGAACAGTCACAGATAGACGCGGGGGGTTACTGGTCCCAGCCTGGGGGCTGGGCGCCCTACGTTTCGGAATACCAGGCGCGCCAGGTCCCCGCCCTGACCGCGGGAATGAATCTGATTAGCGCGGTGACGATGCAGTTACCGCTGCGCCACAAGCGCGGGGACCTGATTATCGACCCCCCCGCGCCGATCGTCGCGAACCCCTCGCCTGGTCCGAATCGGACGCCGGCGGACTGGGTGGACGAATACTGCAGCGACGTCCTGCTGTACGGGAATCACGTTTCGCTGATCGGTCCGCCTGATTCGACCGGCTGGCCTGCCATGCTGATCCCCCTAGACGTCACCCTGGTCAGTGTCGGACGCGATCCCGCGACGCTGCAGCCTGTCTACGCCCTCGAGGGGGTGGAGGAACCCCTAGACGCGTCGCGCGTGTTTCACGTCGCGCTGAACAAACGAAGCGGGGAGCTCAAGGGGCGCGGGGTGCTGGGGATGCCTGGGGCCCTGGGCGCCGCGCTGGCGGCGGACGCGTACGCGGGGCGCTATTTCTCAGAATCAGGAATCCCCAGCGGGGTTATCACCGACGCGCGGCCGAACCTGACCCAGGAACAGGCGGACGAACTGAAAACGAAATGGGTGCAGGCGACGTCAGGGACGCGGACGCCTGTGGTGGTGCCGAATAGCACGACGTTTACGCCGCTGGCGACCGACGCCGATAAGGCGCAGCTAGTCCAGGCGCGCCAGTGGGACGCGCAGACAGTCGCGATGGCGCTGGGGGTCCCCGCCTTCCTGCTGGGGATCGAAACCCAGCGTCACACCTATACGAACGCGGAAAACGAATTCGGCCGATTTATCAGCACCACCGTTATGCGCCTGCTCGCGCCCCTCGAGCAGCAGCTATCCCTACAGTGTTTGCCGCGCGGGAACACCGCGGAATTCTGGACAGGGGCCCTGCTGCGCGCCGACACCATGACGCGCGCACAGGCGGCGGTCGCGCTGTACGGGGCGGAAATAATCGACCTGGGCGAAGCGCGCGAGCTCGCGGGGTTCCCGCGCGAAGGCGGACCGATTGAGGACGCCGCCGCCCCCTCGAGCTCGAGCACCCCCGCCGCCGGCGCCGCCGCGACGCTGGCCCTAGTGGAAGGCTGACCGCGATGGGAAAAACCCTCACCCACCTATTCGCCGCCTCGCTGTCGCTGCGCGAAGCCGGCGAGGACGAAGCCGGCGACGGACGGACCCTGGTGGGCCTGGCGGTGCCCTTCGGTGTCCCCCTCGAGGTGTCGGACTGGTGGGACGACTACACCGAACTTTTCTGTAAAGGGGCCTTCGCGAAAACGATCCGCGACCGCGCGAAGCCTGTCCCCCTGCTGCTGCACCACCAGCGGCGGGACCTGGGGATCGGCCGCGCGACGAAACTGGTGGAAACGGACGCCGGCCTGGAAGCTGAATTCCACCTGACCGAAGGGGTGCAGCTGGCGGACGAAACGCTGGCCCTGGTGCTGGACGACGCGATCGGGGGCCTGTCCATAGGGTTCGAACCCCTACAGCACCGCGAAACGAAGGGGCCCCACCGCGATCCCCCCACTGACCGCGACCTGATCGAACGGACGGAGGTGAACCTACGCGAGGTGTCGATATGCAATTTCCCCGCCTTCGCTGACGCTGGGGTCACTGGGGTCCGCTCGAGCTCGAGGGGCCCCAGCCTGGCGGACCTGGCGGCCGAACGGGGGCGCCTGCACGAAGCGCGGACCGTCGCGCTGGACCGCTGGGGCCGCGTGGATCGGCTGACGGGGCGATGACCACCACCCAGACAGTCATTCTGCTAATCGAGGTGGGGGTCCTGGCGGGGACCGCCCTGCTGACCTGGCTGGGGATCGGCCGCCGCCCGTGAACCCAGCGACAGCGGGACTACCTGGGGGGACGAACCCAGGCGAACCCTGCCCAGCTGATTCGCTGAAAGGGGACCGCTACTGGTGCGGGAACTGCTGGGACCCTGTGGCGGTGCACGACGCGGACCGAATCTGTGGGGTGTGCTACCCCCGCCGCGCGCCGGCCGCCTCGAGCTCGAGCAGGGGGACACACCCCTCGAGCGCGGCCGATCCCCCCATTTCGACCGCCTGACGCGCTAGGGTCCGCCTGTTGGGCCGGCCGGCGGTCGGAGCTCGGGGGATACCCCGAAGCCACCACCGCGAGACGCGAAGCCACCCAGGGAAAACGGAAAACACCCCGACACCCTGAAAGGTGGCACCTATGCCTGTGACCCTGGTGGACGTCCTTCGGACGTCGATTGACGAACTGCACGGCCGTATGAATTCGATCGAAGCCGGCGCGGTCGCGGATAACCGCGACACCCTGACCGACGTCGAACAGGCGACCTGGGACGAACTGCGCGCCGAAGCCGAAGCGAAAACCGCGCGCCTGGCCCTCCTGGTGGACCGCGGCGAACTGGACGCGAAAGCCGGCGAGCTCATGGGACGCCTTCGGGGCGCCTCGAGCTCGAGCGGACAGGACCCCGAACCCCTCGAGGGGCGCCGCGGGGAATTCCCCTACCGGACCCCTGGGGAATATGTCCTGGCCTATATGCGGACGAAGCACGGCGACAGTGCGGAATCAGCGCGGTTCACGCGCGCCCTCGCTGACGTCACCACCGCGCAGACGCCAGGACTGGTCCCCCCACAGGTCACAGGCGACGTCCTGGGCCTATGGCTGGCGAAGCGTCCCAGTGTGGATGCCATGACGAAGCCGCCCCTTCCCCCTGTGGGAATGGAGGTGCAGCGGCCGCATATTTCCCAACACACCGACGTCGGACCGCACGCCGAAAAAGGGCCTGTGACGTCCCAGTCCTTTCACCTGGACCTGACGAAAATCCCGCTGGACAGCTACGCCGGCGCGGTGGACGTTTCCTGGGAGCTCGCGAACAGGTCCGCCCCCGCCGCCCTGGACCTGATTTTTTCGGACCTGGTGGCGATCTACGCGAAGAAATCAGACGCGGGGGCTATGGGCGGAATCCTGGCGAACGTCGCGCAGACCGAAGCCTGGGACGGGACCGCGATGACGCTGGCGGCCGCGATCGCGAACGCCGCTGTCAAGTGCGCGACGAACGGGGAGGAAAACCTATTCCCTGACACCGTATGGCTGGGCCTCGCGGCCTATGGCCTGCTGACTGGACTGGTGGACGGTGCGGGGCGCCCCCTGTTCCCCTACCTGGCCCCAGCGAACGCCTACGGGACCGCAGACGCCGCCGGCGGAATATCGACGGTGATGGGGCTGCGCCCAGTGGTGGACCCCTATATCGCCCCGAATGCATTCCTGGTGGGTCCGTCCGACCAGGCGGAATTCTACGAAACCCCTGGCGCCCCTGTGCAGCTGTCGGTGGTGGACGTCGGGGTCGCGGGGTACAACGTCGGTGTAATCGGAATGTGGGGCTGTGCCGCGGTCGATCCCCTGCAGTTCTGCAAGGTGACCAGCGCGCTGCTACCCCTCGCCGCGGACGGTGACGCCGAAGCCTCGAGCTCGAGGACGAAGCCGAACGGCGGAAGCGGAAAGTAGGCGAAGCATGGGCCGCGGAGCTCGAGCAGCAGCAGCTAGGGCCGCCCCCTGGCTGACGATGGACGAATACAAGGCATTCGCGCGGATCGACCCCGCGGACGTCACCGACGACGCCGCCATTTCCGAAGCGGTCGCCGCGTCCACCGAAGCCCTCGAGCTCCGCGCGCCCCGCGCCTTCGCCCTGGACGCGGAGGGGGCCCCCGTCTATCCCACCCCGCCGGCGGGGATTCACCAGGCGGGGCTGCTGCTGACGAATCGCCTTATGGCGCGGCGGAACAGTCCTGACGGAATCGTCGGGGTGTCCGATATGGGAACCGCGCGCGTGCTGTCTTATGACGCAGACATAACCGCGCTGGTCGCCCCCTGGACCGCGGCGGTGGTGGCCTAGTGTCCAGCGCGGACGACGCCCTGGCGATATGCGAAAAACTGAAAGCCGCGGGGGTGCGCGCCACCACTGACAGCGGGGCGCTGAATCCGCCGGCGGTGCTGGTCCCCCCACCGCGCCGCGTCTATGACGTCGGCTGTGGGTTCACACAGATATGGGCGGTGCACGCGATCGCCCCCGCGATCACAGGCGGGGACCGCGTGACCTGGGCCCAGCTGGACGAACTGGTGGACGCGATCGCTTCGGTGCTCCCCGTCGAAACCGCGCAGCCTGGCGCCTACGTCCTCGAAGGTAAGACCCTGCCCAGCTATCAAGTGCAATTCAGCACCCCAGGAGGTGACGCCTAAATGATTAACGAATCACGGCTGATAAACGGAACCCTCACCCTGACCGCCACAGGCGGGGTGGGGACGCCCCTAGATATGTCCTGCCAGGTCACGAACGCGCGCATAACGTCCGCCTACAGCGACGATGGGGACCATGTGACGACGCTGTGCGGGGATACGAAGCCGCCGCCGCGCAAGCTGGACGGACACAAGCTGGAAGGGACGATCGTCCAGGATTTCGATATTGACGAAGCGACCGGCGGGGTGATCGCCTTCCTGTGGGCCCATGACCTCGAGGTGGTGGCCTACGAATACACCCCTAACGACACCAGTCCTGTGATTAGCGGAAACCTGCAGGTCGAAATCCCAGGCGACACCTACGGCGGGGACGTCAATAAGCGAATCACGTCAGATTTCGCCTGGAACCTGCAGGAAAAGCCGACGTTTACCCCCGCCGCCGGCGGGGCCGCGTCCGCCTCGAGCTCGAAGGCGAAGGCGAACGGGGAAAAGGCGGCCGCCTAAATGCCCACCAGCGCGAAGGTGCTGGGGGTTCCCAGTTTCGTCGCCACCATGACAGTCGCCCAGGCGAAAATGCGCGACCTCGAGGGGTTCCACGACGCCGGCGAGGTGGTGGCGGTCGCGGGGTCCGACGAAGCGCCGCGCCTGACGGGGGCGCTGGCCGCGTCCCTGACGGTGACGAAGGAACAGGCGGGGTCCGCGACGATCACGTCCCCGCTGGTCTATGCGGTGCCGATTCACTGGGGCCGCCCCGCCCACAACATCGCGGCGAATCCGTTCCTGATCCGCGCCGCCGACGTCACAGAATCGCGCTGGGTGGACGTCCTCGAAAAATCCGCACAGCGCGCCCTAAACAGTGTGAGAGGGGTTTAAGTGTCTACGTTTCGCCGCGATATGACGATCACCCTGGACGCGGTGCCGTACAAGGTGCAGACGCGCGCATCCGATCACACCGCCGCGGAGGTTATGACCACTAAGGCGGACGGGGGGACGATCGAAAGCCGGCCTGTGTCGCATGGGTTCCGCATAGCCTTCGCGACGTTTCGGCGGTGCTACCCCGACCATGACCTAGCGCGATCCTTCCCGCGGTTCCTCGAGGTGCTGGACGAAATCGAGGGGCTGGACGATGCGGTCCCCACCGACGAATACGGCGAAGCCCTCGAGCCGGCGCCGCTGGACCCTACCCCGCCGGCGGATGGGGACGTCTAGCGGTCGCCCTCGCGGTGCAGACGGGGGTCGCGCCGCGTGAATGGTTACGGGACCCCGCCGCGATGATGACCGCCCTAGAGGTGCTCGAGGAAATGGCCGCGGAGCTCGAGGCTAGAACGAAGGACCGCCGCTAATGGCCGCGCGCCTGATGGTCGAAATGTTGGGGGATTCCACCAGCGCGGTCGCGGCGATGGGGCGGACGAAGCAGGCGGCCGGCGAAACCCAGGGCGCCGCAGCGAAAACGGGGAGCTCCCTGGCGGGAATGGCGAAGGCGGTGGCGACGGGGTACGCGGTGACGAAGGTGGTGGAATTCGGAAAGTCCACCGTCCAGGTCGCGGGGGACGCGATGCAGGCGAATCACCGCCTGGAAGCTGTCTTTAAAAACGTCGGGGACGCTACGGGGTCGCTGGCCCAGCACGCGGAGGACCTGGCGAGCTCCCTGGGGAAATCGACAGGGGTGTCCCCGACAGTCATAAAAAACGCGGAAGCCATTCTCGCGACCTTCCATAACGTCGCGGATCAGACGGCGGTGACGTCGGGGGTATTCGACCGCGCCACCGCGGCGGCCGGCGACCTCGCGGCGGCGGGATTCGGGGATATGTCGGGGAACGCGAAGCTACTGGGTAAGGCGCTGCAGGACCCCACCCAGGGAATGTCCGCCCTTCGCCGCGCTGGGGTGAACCTGTCAGGCGCCCAGCAGGATCAGATTAAGAACATGCAGAAATCAGGCGACCTGTTAGGCGCGCAGAAAGTTCTGCTAGGTGAGGTGGAAAATCAGGTTAAGGGGACCGCTACCGCGACGGCGGGGTCAGGCGCGAAACAGAAGGTGGCCTATGAGGAAATGCAGGTCGCCATAGGTCAGGCGCTACTGCCGGCGGTGAAGGTATTCCGCGGCGAGCTCATGGGGCTATTCAATTTCATTAGCGCGAATGCTTCCTGGCTGGTTCCCCTGATCGTCGCAGTTAGCACCCTGGCGGTGACGATTGTGGTGGTGTCGAAATCAATTCAGATGTTCACCACCGTTATCGGTGGGGTGAAAATGGCGATAACAGGGGTGAAAACCGCGTGGATGCTGCTAAACCTCGCCTTCGCTGTGTCACCTATCGGGGTGATAATCGTCGCGGTGATCGCGGTAATTGCGATCCTGGTGGTGCTGTATCTGAAAGTGGACTGGTTCCGCAATTTCGTTAACACCGCTATGGCGGACATAGTGAACATTTTTCAGGCTGGCTGGAATTTCGTTGTGGGACTGTTTAACTGGCTGACCGGCTGGCTGCAGGGGTGGGGGGGCCTGCTGGTGACGATTCTGCTGGGACCCTTCGGCCTCGCGTTCGTCCTCATTAACGCGTTTATTAACGGCGGAATCAGCGGGGTGCTGTCCATGCTGTCGGGGTGGGTGACGTCGATCGGCCGCGTGCTGTCCGCGGTGGTGGGTGTCATTTCCTCCCCGTTCGTCGCGGCCTGGCAGGCGATCTATTCGGGGCTGATTTCGCCGCTGTCGGGGGCCTTCGGTGGGGTGGTGTCCGCGATCAGCGGGGCGCTGTCGGGGGTCTATAACGCGATAACCGCGCCCTTCCTGTCCGCCTGGACCTTTATACAGAACAGCATCATTTCGCCCCTGAAATCCGCCTGGAACGCGGTCGCGAACACCATTAACGCGATTCACGTCAGTTTCACGATTCCGTCTAACGCGATCACCGATGTTCTGCACGTTTCAGGGAAGGGGTTCGACTGGTCCCCGCCCTTCCATATCCCCACCCTGCAGGCTGGCGGACTGGTGACGCGAACAGGTTTCATCCTGGCGCACGCCGGCGAAGCGGTGACCCCGCTCCCTGCTCGAGCTCGAGCGGGGCCGCTGGTGAACATTCAGGAAGCGCGCTTCTCTGAAAAAATCGACGTCGAAACCTTCGGCCGGCGCCTGGCCTGGACGATCGACAGCGCGGGGGTGTGACGGTGGACGAATGTATCCGGCGCGCCTGGCTGACCCTGGGGGGCGAACGCCTCGAGCTCGAGGACGACGGGGCGGGGTACTACTGCACCACCCTGGACCTGGGCTGGCCTGAGGTGCGCGAGGTGACCGACGCGCGCCCTGACCGCGATGGGACCAGCGACCGAAGCCGGCTGATGGGATCGCGTGCGGTGTCCGCCAATATCCGCGGGACCCCTACCGGGACGCTGACCCTGGACGAAATCGCCGCCCTGTTTTCGGGGTGGATGGTCCCCAGCGCGCGGCCGCAGCTGCACTACGTCCTGGACCGCCCAGGGACCCCCGAACGTTTCCTAACGCTGCGCGCCGCGGGATACAGCTGGCCTATCAGCGGGGAACGTAAGCGCGAAATACAGCTGTCCTGGGTGGCGCCTGACCCTGTGCTACGCGATCCCACCGTCCGCCTCGAGGTGGCCTACGCGGGGCCCAGTGTGACGGGGGGCCGCACCTACCCCCTGACCTTCCCGCGCACCTATGGCGCCGGCGGCGGGGCGCCTTCCACCGCGGTCCTGTCCTCACCAGGCGACGTCCCCATTAGGCCGCGGTTCGACATTTATGGGCCGATCACTGACCCTGTGCTCACCCTGGACGTCGCTGACGGCGGCGGGGCGCCCCTCGAATCCTTCGCCTTCGATTTCGTCGCGGGGTTCCGAATCGACGCGGGGGAACGCGTGACGATTGACGCGGACGCGAAAACGGTGGTGGATACGAACGGGGCCCCGCTGTCCTCACAGCTGGACTGGGCCGCGACGTCCTGGCCTGTGCTCCCAGTGGCGCCGGCCGCGACCACTATGGCGATCACAGGCGACAGCACCACCGCGATCACCCAGGCACAGGCGACCTGGACGGACGGATTCCTCGCATGACCGCCCTCGAGCTCGAGCGGCCGCGCTGGCGCGTCACGGTGCACCGCCGCGATTTCGGGGTGACCGCGAGCGCCGCCGCGACGGGGCTGGGCGAACTGACCGAAGCCTCGAGCCGGCGCCTCGAGCAGCAGCTAAACGCCGCCGCCCTGTTCACCTGTTCGATCCCAGGCGACAGCGCCGGCGCCCTGGCGGTGCAGGAGCTCACCACAGAACTAATGGCCTGGCGCTGGGATGACACCGCCGGCGACTGGGCGCTGATGTTCCGCGGGATCGTCGCCCAGTCTCAAGACACCATTTCGGAAAACGGGGTCCACACCGTCAACCTGACCGCGCACGATTACCTGGCGATGTTGTCCAGGCGCTACGTCACCGCGCCCAGCGGGGTCACCTACACCCAGCAGGATCAGGACACCATCGCGGCGGACCTGTTAGCGCGAGCTCTGCGCGGCACCACCTCGAGCGGACAGAACATGACCCCAGGCGCGCAGCTACAGCTGGCGGTGCAGCGCGTGAACCCTGACGGAACCCCGCGGACCCCGCTGTCGGGGACGCTGCGCGATCGCACCTACGAGGGGTCTAAGTCGATCGGGGACGCCCTCGCGGAGCTCGCGGCGGTGGTGGGTGGATTCGACCTGGACGTCCTGCCGGCGGCCGATTCGGCGGGGACGGATTACCTTCGCATTTTCTACAGCCCAGCGGGGCCGCCCTATCAGGGACGGAATCGCCCTGACCTAGCCCTGGTCTATGGGGGGTCGGTGGGGTCGGTGTCGCGGTCGGTGAATAGCACCGCATACGCGAACTATCAGCGCGTGTTAGGGGCCGGCGACACCACCGCCGGCGCCCCGCAGACCTACGCCGAAAAGTGGAACACCGACGCGAACGACGTCACGCGCGCCCCTGTGGGGCTGTGGCAGGCGACCGAAAACGCGTCAGACGTTTCCCAGCAGCCCACCCTGGACCAAAAAGCCGCCGGCGACCTGGCGAGCTCGGGGGCGCTGGTCCCCGCCTACACCCTGGGGATCACCCCCGACTGGTGGACCCCTGGGGCGCCGGCGATGGGGGACACCGTTCCCCTGGTGATTCGAAAGGGGCGCCTAGACGTTTCGACCACTGTCCGAATTCTCGGGGTGAATTACGCGATCGGGGATGATGGTCAGGAAGATATAGAGGTGACAGTGGGCCGGCCGGCGGTGGACCTGACCGCCATGTTTCGCGAGGTGCGCCGCGACGTAGACGCCCTCGCGCGGAGGTGACCTAGATATGACGCGATTCGCCCCCCTGTGGCAACAGTCGAACGATTACCCCGCCGCCCTGGACCGCGCCCTAATCGGGGCCCTGTGGCCCCTGGGCGGGGTAAGCGGGGCCGCCCCGACCGCGGTGGTGGGGTCTATGGACGTCACGATTCCCCCAGGGTCCGCCGCGGTCCCCCTTGCGCCAGGACAGGGGTCCGCCCTGTGTCGCTGGGACGCGGCCGAAACGGTGACGCTGGCGGCCGCGCCGCCTTCGGGACAGTCGCGAATTGACCTGGTGGTGTGCCTGGTGCGGGACCCTGACCTAGACGGTGGGGGGTCCGCCGATTTCGTCTTTTCAGTAGTGGCGGGGACGCCGGCCGCCTTAGGTGCCGAAACGAAGCCGGCGGACGGCGAGCTCGAGGACGGCGAGCTCGAGGGGGTCGAACCCTTCGCGGGGGTGGCGCCGGCGGTGCCAGCTAACGCGCTGGTTATGACACAGGTCACGGTGCCAGGGGGCGCCGCGAACCTGAACACCGCGACCCTGACGCGCCGCTGGGCGCCCCTGGTCGGTCCGCAGACCTTCGCGGCGCGCGCCTACGCGTCCGATTTCGTCCTGCCCGAATGGAACGCGTCCGCGCTGATTCCATACCACCTCATAGATTTCGACCCCTGGGGCTGCTGGTCGGGGAATTTCTATAAGGCGCCTGTCGATGGGCTGTACCTGGCGACCTCGAAATTCGAAGCGCAGCCGACGACGGACGGACTCTGGTCGCATAATTACCTGGTGGGGGGATCGGTGCGGACCCAGCGCGTGACGATTCGCCAGGGAAAGGGTGCTGGCTGGACGCAATCGTCCCTGCTATCGGACATAGTGAAAATGGACGCCGGCGAAACGATCGGGGTCTATGCGGGGGTGTCCACCGCGCCCTGGGTGAACGGTCCTAATCAGCGTTCGACCAATTGGTTTCTAGTAGCCCTGCAGCACCGCCTATAGGAAGGATCGAAACAGTGAACGCTGACGAAGGCGACGAAGCCGGCGAGCTCGAGGACGGCGAGCTCGAGGACGACGACGAACGCCGCCACCGCGGCCGCCAGGCGCCCCCGCCCACCGCCGAACCTGAGGACGAACCCAGCGACCCCCACAGTGGACCGCTGGACGACGACGAAGATGGGCGCTACCTGTCCCCCTTCGATCCGCGCCGAATCGAAGCCGAACGCCGGCGCGGCCGCCCCTTCGATCAGGACGAAGGCAAGGGGCGCGAATGACACTGGCGCGTAAGTGGATGCCCTCACCGAACTACAGCAGCAGGGGCGGGGCGCGTGTCCGCCTTATCGTCCTGCACACCGCCGAAGGATCGCGGACGATCGAAAGCCTGGGGAACTATTTCGCCTCGAGCTCGAGCGAGGTGTCCAGTCATACGGGGATAGATGACACCCCGAACACTGTGGGCGAATACGTCACCGCTGACCTAAAAAGCTGGACCGCCGGCGGGGCGAATCCTGTAGCGGTGCAGACGGAACTGTGCGCCTTCGCCGCCTGGACGCCGGCCGAATGGGACGCGCACCCCGTAATGCTCGAAAACTGCGCCCAGTGGATCGCGGAAGAAAGCGCGCGCTTCGGAATCCCCATTCGCGCGCTGTCGGCCGCCGACGCCCAGGGGTCAGGGGTCGGGGTGTGCCAGCACGCGGACCTGGGCGCCTGGGGCGGGGGACACTGGGACGCCGGCGGGGGCCTGCCCTATGCGCGCATTCTGGAACGCGCGAACGAAATCGCTGGGGGGATCAGTTCCCCGCCGGCGCCGAAATGGAAGGGACACAACATGATCGCGAGCACCGACACAGGCGAGGGGTACTGGACAGTAAGCCATGACGGGGCGGTGGGCGCCTTCGGTGATGCCCAGTATCACGGTGGCGCCTTTTCCCCTGACGTCCTGACCGGCGAGGTGGTGGGGATCGCTGGGAAGGGGAATGACGGATACTGGCTATTCGCTTCGGACGGCGGAATTCTGACCTTCGGAAGCGCCGCCTTCCTGGGCCGCCCTGATCGTTTCTGACGCCTCGAGCTCGAGGGGGGACGGGGGTGGCCTTCGATCAGCTGCGCCGGCTGGTGTATTTCCTCCTGGGGGTCGCGCTGCTGATTGACGCGGTGGTGCAGGCTGGCGCGAACGTCCCTGAAATGGTGGTGGGGCTGATCCTGCTGGGGCTGATCCCCGCCGACGCACTAGCTGCGCGCCTGACGAACCCCTCGCGCGGAAATACAGCGCCACCGTTTAAATAGTTCCTAAGAATACAGCGGGGGCGCTGGAATAAACCCCCAGCCTGGGCCCTCGAGCGGGACCCCGCACCCCTTCCTGGCTGGTGTTTTCCCTGGGCAATAAATACAGCAGGGCCGCTGTATATACAGGGGATGACCACTACCCCGAACACCCCGAAGCGCCAGGGTTTCTACCTGACTGGCGCTGTCCCCACCGCGAACGCCGCCCCCGCCGCTAGGCGCCGCCTGCTGGCCCATCCTGAGGTGGGGGTCCTGCTGCAGCCTGACAGCCACCTCGAGGACCAGGCGCACCTATTCCCCGCGGTCGGGGTGGATAACGGCTGCTACAGCCTGGGCCTTCGGGGCGAGGTGTTCGACTGGGACACCTTCGCCGCCTGGCTGGCGACGATCCCGCGCACCGTCCAATTCGTCGCGGTCCCCGACGTCCTCGAATGGCACACCGACGAAAAAGGGAAGCGTTTCCCAGTGGGGAACGCGGTCGCCACCCTGGCCCAGTTCCCCGTCTACGCCCCCAGGATCGCCGCGCTGGGGTTCGTCCCCGCCCTGGTGCTGCAGGACGGAATGGAAGCCCTGACGATCCCCTGGGATGACCTGGGCGCGGTGTTCGTCGGGGGGTCCGACGCCTGGAAGCTGGGCCCCGCCGCCGCCGCCCTGTGTGCCGAAGCGAAGCGCCGCGGAAAGTGGGTGCACGTCGGCCGCGTGAACAGCGCGAAGCGTTACCGCTGGGCCCTCGAGCAGATGGGCGCGGACAGCGCGGACGGGACGCTGCTGGCCTTCGGGGCGGACGAAAACGTCCGCCGGCTGCTGTCGGAACCCTCCGCGAAAACTGGACAGGTCACGCGCTGGCTGACCCCTGTGGGCGAGCTCGAGCAGGCGGCCGCCTGATGGGCGGACAGCGGTGTCGCTGTAAATCGCTGGCGCTGCAATATGCTGACGGGGTGGACCGCCGCCACCGCTGGACCAGGGAACAGATTCACGGAAACAGCGCCGCTGTGCAGCGCCGCCGCTACTGCGCCCAGTGTGGGCGCTGGGCCCTCACCATTTCGCCCCGCGGCGATGGGACCGCGGTGGTGATCCTTCGCCCTGGCACTACTGAGGTGCGCGGGGACGCCGGCGGGGGCTATCTGTGCGATAGCTGCGCCCTCGAGCTCGCGGGGTGCTCATGCGCCGGCTGACCTTCGCCCAGGCGGCCGCCTGTGAAAACGCGGTGACGTCCTGGTGTCGGTGTCGCTGTGGCGGAACCCTGCACGGTGCCGCGCGCGTGTCTAACGTCGCGGACCTGCCCGACACCGACCCCCACAGCCCACAGCGCGACCCTGACGGACCTGTGCAGCTGACGCTGGACCTGGTTACCCGTTTCCCCGAAGCCCGCGCCCTGTTGGCCGATTTAGACCGCGAACGCGCGGCCGCCGGCGGTGGCGCACGGTGACAGGGAACCCCCCGACACTGGTGGAAGGCGAGGGGCGCCTACCTGTGTGCGCGGAGCACGCCGCCGCCCTGGCGCGTGCGGGGGCTGTCGCGCTGGTGCCGGCGGCCGGCGAGCTCGAGGGGGCCGCCTGTGCGGTGTGCGAGCTCGAGCGTTTCGCCCTGTCCCCCCAGTCCGCGACCTCGCTGGTGATCGAAGCCCTACAGGACGGGGACCCCGTTCTAGGGGGACAGGATGACGCCGCGGTCCCCGTCGATATGGTCGCGGTCCGCCGGCTGTCGCCCACCGCGTTCCTGCTGACCTTCCAGGAGGGGTCCACCTATCAGGTCACAGTGACCGCCGGCGATCCTGTGGCGGTGCGCGAAGCGTGAACAGGATCACTGGGACCGAACCTGGCGCAGCTGTCTACCTGGACGGGGAACGCCTCGAGCTCCGCCCTTCGCTTCGGCTGTGGAATCACAGCCCTACGGGGTTCGCCTGGGGCTATGCGGGGTCGGGGCCGGCGCAGCTGGCGCTGGCGATCCTGCTGCAGTTCACCGACCGATTCACCGCGGTCCGCCTGCACCAGCAATTCAAATTCGAACAGGTCGCAGCCTGGCCTGAGGGGGCGCTAGACGTCACTGTGGACGTCCCCGCCTGGCTGGCGGCCGCAGACCCTAAGGGGGTGGCCTGAATGACGAAAGCCGGCGAACGGATAGCGGCCGCCTGGGAGCAGCACCCCACACCGCGGGGACGCCGCGGGGCCTCGAGCTCGAACGGGGCCGCCGCACCCCCGCCGCCGAAGCCGGCGCCCTCGAGGGGGGCCCAGCTGGTCGCTGGGGACGTCGCGCGCCTGGCTGGCATTTCGCCCACCACCGTCCGACAGCACCGCCGCCTGGGGACCATGCCACCGCCTGACGGGGTGCTGGGGGGCCGCGCCTGGTGGTGGGAGGGGACGATTTCGAACTGGCTGGACCGCCGGCGCGGACGGGGCCGGCCGCCCTCGAGCTCGAGCAGATGACCCCGCGCAAGGGGGCGCCGGCTGTGGTGCGCGCCCTGCCTGTGTCGGAAAACGCGCTGCAGGGGTTCGTCCGCGAGGTGGCGCTACTGAGGGGCTGGCGCTACTACCACACCCGCGACAGCAGGGGGTCAGACGGGGGGTTTCCTGACACTGTGCTCGCACGCCGGCCGCGCCTGATCTTCGCGGAGCTCAAGACAGCGGGGAAAAACCCCACCCCTGCACAGGCGGCCTGGCTGGGCGAGCTCGAGGGGATCGCCACCAGTCGCCCCGCCCTCGAGGTGTATGTATGGCGGCCGGCGGACCTGGACGAAATACAGCGAATCCTGTGGTGACCGGCCGCACGCTGACCCTGGCGGGGTGGGCGGGGGTCGGGGTCGCGCTGGCCCTGGGCGCGGTGGTGGTGGCGCTGGGGCTGGGGGTGCTGCTGGTGCTGGCGCCGCCCTCGAGGTGGTGACCCCCCGCCGGCGACCGCGCCGCCTAAGGGTCGCCCTCGAGGTGGCCCACTGGCGCCGGCGCGCTGTGCGAGCTCGAGCGCGGGGACACCACACCGCCGCCCACCTGGCACACCGCGAAGCGGTCCGCGCGCGATTGACGGGGCGCTAATGCGGTGCTGGGATCGACGCGCCGCCGAATCGACAGGCGCGCCAGTTACGGGGTCCTTTTCCGAAGGTTGGCCCCGTCCCTGGCTGGGAGGTGCACCTAACACCAGTCACACCAGCTGCAGCGAACAGAAAGGGAAACGAAATGTCAGATGCTCCGCGCCGCAATATAGCGGCCGCCAGTAACCGCACAGGGGACGCCGCGCCCTACGTCCGCCACCAGGGGGAACGCTGGGCGCGGGAGGTGGGCCGCGATAAGGCGCTGAATCACACCACCAGGCACGTCCTCCTGGTCCTCGCGACGTACCGACGAAGGGATACGGGGATCGCCTGGGCGAGCGCGGACACCCTGGCGGATGACACTGGGCTATCTGTGCGCGAGGTGCGCCGCGCCTTCGGGGAGCTCGAGCGGTCGGGGGTCCTCGAGGTGCGCCGGCGCCCTGGCTGGACGTCGCTGTGGGTGTTTCCCCTGCCTGTGGAAAACCCTGTGACCCCTGCCACACAGTCAGGGGTCACCCCTGCCACACAGTCAGGGACCCCTGCCACACAGTCAGGGGGGTCCTGCCACACAGTCACCCGAACACCAATTAACCCCGTAGGGAACCCCGCGCCGGCTGACGAAAATGCGGACGTCGCGGACCCCGACGTCGCGCACCGCTGGCTGGCAGATATGCGCGCAAGCCTCGAGGGGGACGGGGCCGCCCTCGCTGATCGCCTCGAGCTCGAGCGTTACGGTGCGGGGCGGTGACGAATCCCCGCTGGCCCCCAGGCTGGCCCCACCTTCGGCGGACGGTGCTGGCGCGTGACGCGTACACCTGCCAGCTGCAATTCCCAGGGTGCTTAGGCTTCGCGACCCATGCTGACCACCGCATCCCGCGCCGATTCGGGGGCCCTGACACCCTGGAAAATCTCCGCGCCGCCTGCTCGAGGTGTAACACCAGGCGCGGCGATGGGACCCAGCCTGTGACCAGGGTCCCTGTGTCGGCCTGGTGAACCCCGACGAAGCCCGCGAGCTCGAGGGGCTGGCGAAACGGTGGCGCGCCTTCGCCGCGGAGCTCGAGCAGGACCGCCAGTTACCAGCGGCCGAACGCGCTGGGGCTGGGGCCTTCTACGTCTGCGCCGCGGACCTGACCGAAACGCTGCGCCGGCTGGGCCCATGATCCCCACCGCGATCGAAACGGGGCGCGCGCCTGGGACCCTGGTCGCGGTGCTGTATTCGGACGCGGGGCGCGAGCTCGAAGCGGTGGCGCTGGACACCGATCGCCTGGCCCAGGCTGGCGAGGTGGCGATACGTCACGCGATCGCCTGCAGCGAAGGCGGCGGGGTGGTGGTGATTTATGACGGGGACAGCGGGGCCCTGGTGATGGTGCTGGGGTCGGGGTGACCGCCTGGCTGGTGGCGGTGCTGGCGGTGCTGGGATACCTGGCATTCGTCGCCCTGCTGCTGGTGGCCCTGCACCTGTGGCGAGCTCGAGCACAGCGGCGGGACGAAGCCTGGGAACGCTGGCGCGAGCGGTGGCGCTAGACCTCGAGGGGCTGGCGCCTTAGGGTCGCGGGATGCCTGGGCGCCTGCTGCTGGGGCTGCTGGTGGCGACCCTGCCCCTGCTCCCCGCCCACCCAGTCCACCCCCCTAGACAGGCGCGGCCGCCGCCGGCGCCGCCGGCGACAGCCGCCCCTGCACCGAAGCCGCCGCCAGTCACCACACCAGCGACAGCGCCGCCCACTGTGGCAGATGCGCCCTCGAGCTCGAGCACCACCACCACCACCGCCCCGCCCTCGAGCTCCCCGCCCTCGAGCTCCCCGCCCTCGAGCTCGAGCACCAACGACCCCGCTACCTTCGCCGCGTGGACGCGTGTCGCTGTGTGCGAGGAAGGGGGCTGGGTGGGATACGCCGGCGCCACCTACCCCGACAGCCTGGGGATCAGCGCGGCGAACTGGTGGGCCTACGGCGGGGGGACGGACCTGTCCCCGTCCGCACAGATAGCGGTCGCCCAGCGAATCGAAGCGGCCGGCGGACTGGCTGGGTTCGTCCCCGACCAGGCGGGGTGTGCCAGCTGGTGACGTCGGACCCCGACCGCTGTGTCCACTGTGGTCAGGACTGGGCCGCCCACCTCGAGCCTGGTGGGTGTCCGCCTGATCCCAGCGCGTATGACTGGTGCACCGACCCCTGCTGTCCTGGCGCCGGCGACCTGCTCGAGCAGCGGCGGCGGGGGTGACCGCCTGGCTGGTGCTGGCGCTGGTGGTGCTGGCGGTGGTGGTGGTGGTGGCGCTGGTGTCCGCCCCCGCCCTGGTGGGCTGGACCTCCCTGGTGCTGGCGCTGGTGGTGGTGGTGGTGCTGACGCTGGCCCCTCGAGCTCGAGGGGGCCGCCCTCGCTGACGGTGGGGGGTGTAGCGGGG